AAACCAGCACATATAAGAGTTTTACCACCAGCAGTTGGAATAACTGTAATTCCTCTTCCTTGTTTTATGGCGGCTATGATAGATTTTTCTTGATAATCTCTAAACTCAAAAGCTAAAGATGTTATAGTAGGATTTTCAAAACCACATGAAAATTGTTTCTTAATTTCATCTGAAATATTAAAAATATAATTATTTTCTTCCAATAACTTTATTATTTCTCCAGTTAATCCAATATCAAACTTTCCTCCAGGTGTTATACAATATAAACGACTAGGAATGTATGGAACATTTTTTCTATATGCAGGATTTGCTATAGAAAAATATTCACGGATGATATTTAACGTATTTGAATCTGTTAATATCTGTCCGTTTTGTTTTACTAGAGTTAGTTCTACCATCAAGTCATTTCCATTTTAGAGATATCTACTATATTTTTTAAATCATATGTCATGCTTTTAAAAATTTGTTCGACTCTTTCAAGATATTCGATCATAAGATCCACATCTTCTATTTCTTGTGTTATTTTTTTAATTCCGTCAGAATTTTCAACTTTAGACATTAAACTTGCCTTCGGAAGACCAGTAGGTATGCCTTTTTCTTCTAAAGTCTTAACAACTTCTTCTTTTAAAAGTTTTTTTCTTCTCTCCAACTCATTTTTTGTTCTTTTGTGTTGGATTAATCTAGCAACCCACTTGTGTCTAGTTGCCGGATGCATCATTTGACGATCTAATAGATTTATTTGATCTATTTTTGTATCTTCATCAATTTCTTCTTTATATTTTAAGAAAATATCCATAATGGCATTAAATATTATACAACTATACTATATGTTAAACAATTTTCAAGCGTTAGTTAATAATATTTTAGAAAATATGAATGCTGCTGGAACAGGGGGATCATTAGGTACTCCACAAGAACCAGTATACAATCCACCCTCTAATGTAAATAACAGTGATTCTATGGCAAGAGGAGATGCTAGATATGTTTATGGTGGATTTTCTAAAAAAGGTAAAAATAAATCTAAAAAGAAAAACAAATCATTAATTATCAGAAGAAATCTTCAAAGAAAGGCATTATAATGGATTTCGGTCATTGGTTTTTACTTGAAAATGTTATTATAACAGAAGAAACATTTGGTTTTATTTATGAAATAACAAATAATATCAATAATAAAAAATATATTGGAAAAAAACAATGCCAATCGAAGATAAAAAGAAAACCATTAAAGGGAAAAACAAGAAATCGAATAGATTTTAAAGAATCTGATTGGAAATCATATACAAGTTCTTCAAATGTTCTTAACGAAGACATACTAAAACACGGAAAAGAAAATTTTACATTTAAAATACTTAAAACTTGTGGTTCTAAATGGGAATTAGCATACGAAGAAATCAAAGAACAGATTAGTAGAGACGTTTTATTAAGTGATGATTACTATAATGGTATAATAAATGTTAGAATAGGTACTCCTCCTAAAAATCTTAAAAGAAACTAGTATTGGAATTTTTGTACTTAAAAAGTAAATATTAAAAATGAACAATTCTGCTGGTTGTATATATTGTGGATCTGAATCTTATGGTAAAGGGTGTATATATTCACCTACAGATACTCATGTACATATAAACGCATCTGGTTGTATATATTGTGGTTCAGAATCACATGGTGGTGGATGTTGTTATAATCCTTATGGAAATACACATGTAAGAGGTGTAGAATTTTTAAATAAATCAGCAGTACAAGCCGAAAAAGCTGCTGTTTTAACATATGTTTTAAACATGGCTAGTTCTATTTTAATAGAAGGTCAAACATATACATCTCCTTTAGATCGATTATATAAAAGAGTATCTTACATGATTGCTTCTATTGCAGAACCATTATTGGAGACATTTTCTTTCCAAGAAGCCCCAACATACAAAAACCTGTCAAAAAAAGATTTAATAAAAACCGTTGAATTTAAAAACAAATTTAAAAAACAACTTTCAGAATTTTCGCAAACAATATCGGAAGCTTCTTTAGCTTTACCTAAAGAAATAGTTGAAAACGCATTGATAGATGCTATAGTCGATATGGATGTCAGAAAAATCAAAAATTAAAGATTTTTTAATATATTATATATCGCAAAGAGTAATAATATTTCCTATAAATGAATATCTTCCTATAATTACTAAAAATATTATAAGAGATTTTGATGAATGGGATCTACTTAAAGATAAACTAATTACACAAAAAGAAAAATACTTTAAATTTTTCTTAGAAAAAGAACTTGACAAACTACTAGAAAGCTTTATACTAATCTTTAGAGATTTAAATATTAAGATATTCACTATATATAAAGAAGATATTATAATAAATTCTGAATATAGTAAATATTTTATGAATTATAGTGAATTTGGTAAAAATATTAAAACTATAATAAAAAAGAAAACAAAATATTTTAAAGAAATTAAGAATCCTTTATTATTTAATAATACTGAAGGATATTATAAATCTATAAGACTAGGAGTCCCTAGTGGAGAAGATTTAGAATTCTTTTCTAAAAATTTTAAATATTAATCAATTATAATAATATTTTAGGATAAATAATATCAAATGAGCAAATTTTTAAAACTATTACATTCTGTGCTAAATGAAGAAGATTTAAATAATACAGAAGAACCTTCAATTGAGCCATCTGAAATGGATTCTAAAATACCTTCCGCTTTACCAGAACCTAAAGATGTTGTTTTAGACGTTATTAAGTATAAAACACTTTTAAAAGCTTTGAAGGATGCTTTGTACAAATCTTCTTCTGATAATCTTGAAGATCAAAGAGAATTATCAAATATAAATCTAGATACAGATGATTTGTCTTCATTAAAAAAAATTGAAGACACTTTAATGGTAATTTTAAATCAAAATAGTTCCATTCCTAGATCAGAATAACTTGATTTTTTTAAAACTTATGTTAGATTTCAAATAGTGAACAACTATTCAATTGAAAATTTAACACAAGAACAATATAAGCTAATAATGGAAGCCATATTGTTTTCCACATGTCCATTCATAGATTCCTCTTGGTATCGTGATGATGTTGAAAATCTAAGAGAAATTCTCATAGAAATGAGAAAAAAACATCCTTCGATATTAATAGAAAATGTTTCTATACACAAAGAATACGAAGATCATGATCTTTTTTCAAAAGAAATGGTTGACTTTTTCCCAGAAATAATTAATACTATTGTTTTATGAAAATAGCAATCTCAGGAACACACTGCACGGGAAAATCTACATATGTTAAAGATTTTTTGAAAAAATGGACTTCGTATACAACACCAGCTACTACATATAGAGATTTCATAAAAGATAAAGAACTTCCACACTCTAAAAATGGAACAGAAGATAGTCAGATGGCTATTTTAGAGGCACTAGTGAAAGAATCTAGTCAATATACAAGAAAAGATAATGTTATTTTTGATAGATGTATTGTTGATAACTTAGCATATTCTTCTTGGCTTTTTTTAAATGGAAAAGTTTCTGAAAAGTTTCTAGATCAATCTAGAATTATGGTGAGACGAGCATTGGAAGATTTTGATATAATCTTTTTTATACCATTAACAAGTGTTTCTCCGGTTGATTTCGTTAAAGACGATTTAAGAGATGATGATTTAGTATATAGGGATGAAATTGATAATATTTTTAAAACATTTGTTCAATCATATCGTCAACAAGATGGCCGAGTATTTCCTACTGATGACGGTCCCCCTGTAATTGAAATATTTGGTAATCCAGAAGAAAGAATAAAACTAACAGAACTTTATGTAGATGTTGATGGAAAACCGTTTGGTGAAGATGCGAGTTTGATTTCTGATATTTACATTCCTTAAAAATACTTCACAAAAGATAAGTAATAATTAAATATGAAATTTGATAACTTAGCCAACAATATAATTAGTGAAATGTTAGAAGAGGGCCGTACTGCAAAAAATTTAAAATATGCCAATATTTCAATTGATTCTGACAAGATGTTAGAAAAGTTAAATAGCGGAGACTTTGATGTTATTGTTAATTCTTGGTCGGGCAGTCCTAGATATGCAAATCTTTCGGAAGATTCTATTAAACAATTATTGTCTAGTGTTGTTGAAGGTATCAAAACAAGAAATCCTTCAGATTTTGATGAATTGCGAAATGCTGTTAATATGTCAGTTGATTCTGTATATAAAAACAAAGGAGATAGAAGGAAGACATATACCGATAGAATGACTAAGGCTGTAGTTAATCTTATTCTTCATGATGAGTATAATCTAGTAGTTCCTGGTGAAAACACTTCCGATATGCCAGAAGAAGAAGGCGAATCTGAGGAGATGACATCTTTAGAATCTGCTATTTATGAATTCGTGAAGCAATCTGATGTCGAAACTTCTTTGAGTGACGTAGAAGCACAATTTAACAATTCTAAAGAAGTTGTAGATTCTTTAATAAAAAAGGGATTTTTGCAAAAACAAGGGAATACTCTATCCGTTAAAGAAGATGATGGTTCATTTACACCAACACTAGAGATTGATGATGCCGATTCTGAGTTTGAAGACCCACTAGAAGCTGATGAGGATATAAAATCTACATTTAAAAATTCTTTTAAAGATACATTTGATGATGATAGGGACAATGACTTAGACTCTGACAGAGATTATAGACCATATTGGGACAGATAAAATAATTTGTTGACATATTAGAAAAACTTTCATATAGTTTTTAGGTGGAAAATCTACCTTCTAATTATATTTTAGAGAAATTCTATACCTACAGTGGTAGTCCTTCGTATAATAGACATACGAGAGCTTATAATGCATCTTGTCCTGTTTGTAGGGAAGGAAAAAGTTGGTTGAAGAAGAAGCGACTATTTTATTACCCAGATACAAATAGCTTTTATTGTTTCAATTGTACTAAATCATGGAATTCCTATACTTGGTTGTATCAAGTAAGTGGAATGACAAAGGAAGAAATTTTTGCAGAGGTTCATTCTGGAAGTTTTTCTAGGGATATTTCTAGTGAAATATCAAATAACAAAAAAACATACACTAGTTCTATGGTTTTACCTCATGATTCTATAAATTTGTTAGATAATCAACAGCAAATTTTTTATGGAACCAATAAAAATTTTCAAAGTGCATTAGAATATATCTCTAGTAGAAAACTAGATACTGCCATAAATAAAAGCCGTTCTTATTTCATAAGTTTAACTGATAATTTTCACAGAAATAGATTATGTATTCCTTATTACGACTTTAATGGTAAGATAGTTTTTTATCAAACAAGAGCACTAGATGGAATTGAGCCAAGATATTTAGGAAAGTTTGGTTCTGATAAGTCTTTATTTGGAATTGATAGATTAGAACCTGAAATAGATGCTTTATTTCTATTTGAAGGTGCATTGGATGCTATTTTTGTTAGAAATGGACTAGGTGTAGCAGGTCTTACTCTAACAGACACACAAAACACACAATTGCAAAATTTTCCCTTCCATAAAAGAATCTGGGTTCTTGATAATCCAAAATTTGATCAAGCAGCAAAGGAAAATATAACTAAACTACTTTTAAATCGAGAATATGTCTTTAAATGGCCAGATGTTCCATTTAAAGATTTTAATGAGTGGGCAGTTGCCGATAATTTGACTGAAATTGATTATAAATTTGTTTTAGAAAATTTATATTAACCGATTTGTTCACTATCTCTTAGCTTTTTAGGAGCCATAATGATGAACGAGTTCAACACTTCTTTTAATTTTTCAATTTCACCAGCAATTCTTGTAATACTGTCTGATGCTTTTCTAGTTACGCCTCTTAAAAGACTCCCTGGTTTATCACTATCCGCTAATATTTTATGAAGGGATTGCGATGAAGGATCGTTTAAGAAACCAGCAAAATCATCTAATTTTGAAGACCACATTTTAATTTGTTTAACGCTTTCTGTTGAAATATTAGGATCCAATCCTTCGGTGTCGAAGTCTTGCGGATCTGTTTCTGCTTCTAATGAGCCTTCAAAATCAGCTTTAGTTTTTTCTGGTGAAAAATCTTCTGGAGAAGCAACATTTTTTCCATTATTTGTTGCAGCAACTACATCTTCTGTTGTTTCTTCGTCTTGTTCCTTTAATAAAGAAGAATAGAAGCTGCGAATAAAAGGAATATCACATTCTGTTAATGTGCTATCATTTTTTATTATATTTTTAATGGAATTTTTCATAATTTTAAAACTTTATGTTGATTTGTGAGTCTCCTTGTGAGATAATATATTTATATTTACCTCTTATGATGTAAAAACAAACTAAATTATGAATAAAAAATATAAATTTGTAGTTGCAACTCCTTATTCCGAATCCGAATACTCTGAAAAATGTCAAATATCAGTTAGTCTTGATAAATTAGGACTAACTAATCAAACAACAGTCTTCTTTAACAACAAAGAAGGGCTTAGCAAATTATACAATACCTTCATAACAGAAGAAAATAAAGGAACATGTGTTGTGTTTGTGCATCATGATGTCATTATTGATGATGTTTTTATTTTAGAAAAGCTACAAATGGCATTTGAGTCCTTTGATATAGTTGGATTGGCTGGTTCTAAACAATGTAATATAAGTTCTGATATCACCGCATGGCATTTGATGTCTCCTAGAGATGCTCATGTTGGTGAAGTTGCACATTCAAAAGACAAACAAACATGGACTACAGTATTCGGACCAACACCTAGTAGAGCACTTTTAATAGATGGTGTCTTTATTGCTGTTAATGTTGACAAATTACTAGAAACAAATACAAGATTCGATGAGGAATTTGAATTTCATCATTATGATTTAGCATTTTCTTTGATTGCAAATAGAAATAAAGTTAAAATTGGAGTTTATCCTATACGATGTACTCATTTTGGTCTAGGAGATAGCATGAATAGCACTAATTGGCATGATAGTAATGTTAAATTTAAGAAAAAATATTGTAAATGACAAAAAAACCATATAATGACAATCTTTTTGTGTATTTGGATTGGATTTTAAAGAAAAAAGGAAAGGAACCGTCTTGTGATGAAAATATTCCATATTCGTATATTACCAATCGTTGGTTGTCTATGGTTGATCCGGTAATAGCACAAATAGTTAATCAAACTACTAATAGATGGATTAAGGTTTCAGACATTTCTTCAAATAAAACATTTCTATCTAGATTTTATAGAAATGTTTTACCAAAAATGTTCAAAAAATATTCATACATAAAGAAATCACAAGAAAAAAAGGAAACTGACGAACATTTAAATTTTGCAAGAGTATTAGAAATCTCCTCTAGAGAGATAGAAATGTATGAAAAGACACTTGCAGAAATACAAAGCACTATTAAATAAATAATATGATACAACGACCCGATATGGAAGATAGAATTGGTGGATTAGTTCAAATTGACAACTATAAAGGAAGTGAATTTGAACTTGATGGTTGGAAATTATCCAGAGTATTGGATGATATTCTAATGGTACAATATGCTGACATTAACGAAGAAGGCGATTTAGTCAAAAGAGGTAGCATGTGGGTTCCTATACATGCTGTAAATCATGTATGGAGAGTAGGAAAGGTTCTTTTGGCTGGACCTAATTGTAAAACAGTAAAGGAAGAAGATTATATTGTATTTCCTAATGATAAAGGAATACAAGTTTCCAACTTAAATGGACTTAAAAATATTGTTTTCTTGAATGAATCTAGAATCTTTGGTGTTTGTGTACCAAAAGAATAGATCATATATGAAAATGATGTGAAACTTTCTTTAAGTGGTTTAAAATCTTTATGTAGGAATAATGTTGTCGAATTGAAATTCACTCGAAGAGTGAAAATTATAGGAGGCTCTTCAAGTAGGAGAATGTTAGCTACTTTAGATGCTGAATTATTAAATTCAGTTTTAGGAAAAGAAATTTTGAATTTTAAACCACCTGTTAAAAGTGCAACATACAATGCAGACTCTAAGGGATTATTAACTGTTTGGGATATTTTATTTCAAGATTGGAGGAATGTTTCAGTAGAAAGTTGTTATGTTGTTTCAGCTATTCCAACAAAACCCGTTGAAAAGTTTTGGGAATACTTTGATAAAGTAATAAAAAAATTAACAGCATCACAAAAAGCAGCATTTATGCAAAAATGAATATTTCAAAAACACCTTTAGAAAATTGTTGTATGTTTTTATTACAGAAACATATAAATTTAGAGTTAAATGGAAAGGTATATAAACAAGGAAAGCTAGTTCTGTTTTATCAAAAAAACTTCTACTTGACATTCATAATGGATACTGCTAAAAAGAAGACAGAAAGGATTGAAATACCTATACCATTTGAAGTAGAACTACACCAAGAAGACGATTTGGTTTATTTTGATTATAGAATTAAAACACTAGCAAAACACTATCCAGATTGTGAAGATTATATGAAATTATATTCTTCTAAAAGAAGTTCTAGTAAATTTTGGAATACTATTTTAACTATTGATGCAAACCTCAAATAAATTATTAATATTCAGTGTATTTTCTGGTACTTTTTACGAAATTCTAGAAAATGATTTCCCCTTAATGGACGTTGGACAACTTCCTTTAAATAAAAAACCATCTAACAACTGCTCTAAGTGCTATGGAAGAGGATATACTGCTAGAGATACCCAAACACAAGCACACGTCCCTTGTAAATGTCTGCGTAAACTTATTAATTTTGATTTGATTAAGAATGAAAAAAACAATCCCATTAGTTGATTTTTTAAAAACATTCCCTTCAGATTCAATAGCAAGACCAGCACAAGAAATCGCATTAAAGAAAATATCTGAGATTTTTTCTAGTGGTAAAAAATTTGCAATAGCATCACTCCCTACTGGGAGTGGAAAATCTCACATAGCAGCAGCAGTTGCTAGATCCTCTTCGCCAATTGATCATACAAGATCTGAATTGATACAATCATATTCTATATACAAAAAGAATTCTGATAATTCGTACAAGTATGAAGATGATTTTTTAAGCGGAGATTCGTTTGGGAGTTATATTTTAACTGTTACTAAGTCATTACAAGATCAGTATAAACAATTATTTTCTGACTCATTAGTTGTTAAAGGAAAGAGTAATTATAATTGTGACGTTGATCCTAATGTGTCTGTAGATTTTGCACCATGTCTACATTCTCCTAAATTAAAGGAAAAGTGCTTTGCCGCTAACAGATGTCCATATTATAAAAGCAGAAATGAAGCATTTGTTTCTATAGATCCTATATTGAATTACAGAGCATTCATGAGTCTTCCCGGATTCTTAAGGAGAAGAGAAGTTTATGTGTTTGATGAAGCAAGTAATTTAGAATCTGAATTAGTTGGGCAATATTCAGTCACTATAAATTATGCTCACCTTTCAGCAGAAGGTATAGATTTCAAAAAACTAACTACGGATGATTCTGTTAAGGCTGGAATTTGGTTGCAAGATGTATATTTAAAGCTTAAAGACGAACTAGATAAACTTCGTAGTAGATTATCTAAAAAAGGCGAAGAAATTTCTGAGAAGATACGAACAAAAGAAGTTCAAAGATTGGGTAAATTGAATGGTATTGTTAATTCTATTGAAGACATCATTAGATATTGGGAAGAATGTGAATATTTGGTAGAAGAGAGGAATTCTGATAGAGTTACTCTTGTTCCCTATGATATAAAACCCCTTGCTAGGAACATATTTGATGGTGCTGATATTATTTTAATGATGTCTGCTACTATTAGTAATGTTAAAGAGTTTACAAAATCACTAGGAATATCTGAGATTGAATATGGATATATTGATATTCCTTCTGTTTTTGATTCTAAGAAATCACCTATAAAATCTTCTAGAAAATATAGTCTTTCTTATAAGAACAACAATAAAGATCTTCCAAATATCTTAAATATCGCTACTGAGATTTGTAACATACATAAATCTGAAAAGGGTATTATACATACTCACACAAATCAAATAACACAAGCATTGAAAAAGATAATAGGTGATGATGATAGATTTCTTTTTCGAGAATTGGGAAATTCTAACGAAGAAATAATTAAAGAACATAAAGAAAGAAAGGATGCTACTATTTTAGTCAGTCCTTCTTTAGATACTGGAATTAGTTTAGATGGCGATTTGGGTAGATTTCAAATTATATTAAAAGCACCCTTTTTACCATTGAATTCTAAACGCATTAAAAAGTTATATGATAAGAATAAGAATTATTATATGATGAAGATGTTGGATACACTAGTACAAATGTGTGGAAGATGTACTAGATCTACTGAAGATCACTCTGTTACCTATATTTTAGATGGAAATGCTGTTAATTCTATACTTTCTAGTAAACAATTTTTGCCTAAACATTTTTTAGAACGTATCATATGATGTAAATATTAAAAGTGAAGAATTACACTTTTAATTTTGAAATACAAACTTTAATGGAGCAGTTTGTTTCTGCTTTTAATGACATTATCATTAAAAGATATGATAACAAAAAGACATTAACACCACCTACCAGTGGATTTGGTGTTAATTTTGTATATGCTCCTAAACAAAGAGTATTTGATACTTTAAAAACACCAGCACCTGGTGGATTAACAGTTCCTGTAGTTGCTGTTAGTATAAATGGGATGAGTAGAGACAATACTAGAACTACAAATAAACTAGATTCTTTTTTTATTCCTGTTTTTGATGAAACAATTTCATCCGATTACCTTAAAAACATACCACAACCAGTTGCTGTTAATATAGGTGTTAATATGAGTATTATTACAAAATTTCAATCGGATATGGATCAAATTTTAACAAATTTTATTCCTTATTGTGATCCTTATATTGTAATTTCTTGGAAACTACCATTTTCTAAAAATTTTGAAATAAGAACAGAAGTTTTGTGGAATGGTCAAATAAATCTCTCATATCCAACGGATATTGGACCTACACAGAATTATAGGCTAGTAGCAGATACGTCATTTACAATAAAAGGTTGGTTATTTAAGAAGAGTGATCAGATTGTTAAAAAAATCTATACAATAGACGAAAAATTTTTTATTTCTGATAATCCAGTTGGTGATTTCTTCAATTTACCCGAATTATAATCATGAAACAACCCGACGCAAGAGTTCTTATTTATGCCAAGCCAAGTGCTCAGAATGTATTTCCTTATAAAATTTCAGTTTTGCTGCCTTCTATTTCATCGGAACAATTAAAAAAAATTATAGTTTCGGGAAAAAGTTTTTATGAAATTAGAAATGTATATTTAAGTGCATCTGATGTTACTATATTTAATAGTTTAAGTTATGCGTGTTACAATCCATTTGGAAATTATCCCAAACTATCACCGTACAATCCTCCTTTTTGTGGAGTATCTATACCATTTTTTGAGGTAAGAAACGAAAATGTATTGATGTTTGATGTTCCAGATGCCGTTTTTTATGAATTACAAAAAAAACCAATTCAAACTGAAAATAATTTAGATGTTATTGTCGAAAATGAAGCTGGATATGGACTTCTTACAAGAGATTCTATTATGTATAGAGTCAGTTCTTGGAGAGGATTCACACAAGAAGTAAGACCTTGTGTATCTGGTATATCCATAGGATTAGTAGAAAATATACCACCTACTTACATTAATATAAATTATGATGGATTCATTATTGATGTCGATCCATATAAACAATATTATTTTATAATAGATGAAAACATAAGTATATTTACTTTATATATCAATGGATTAAATGGAGTTACTTTTACAAATAATTACGATATAAACAATTATTTTAATTGTAATTTAGGAATAACAACAACACATGACATTTCATCAGATTCATCTGATGTGTATATCACTAATAGCATAAATTTATCCACGATAAAAAACGAATTTTTTACTTTTTATTATTATACTACAGGATCTATTATTGCTGGATTTAGTCCATCTTCGATTCCATTACCATCACCTGTTGTTGATTTTTGGAATGATTTAAATATTTGGAATGATAATTTCATTTGGACGGAATAGCTTTAATAAGTAATCTGTTCAAGATAAATAGGATTATATGGCATTAAGAAATTTTAATAACGGAGATCGACTTTTAGACGTAAGAAATACGATAACAGATAACTTTCAAGAGCTTTTTGATCGTGTTTCCGTATTAGAATCTCTTCCAATACCAACACCAACAGCAACATCTACCGTTACTCCAACGGTTACTCCAACGGTTACTCCAACTTTTTAATAAAAACTCCTACAATAATAGGGTTTTTTGTCTAAATATATGTAATGTCAGCTGTTTTTAATATACAAAATACATTAGGTACTGCGTCTTGGAGACCAGTAGACTTTAACGTAGTTGGTGATAACTTTAAAGTTAAAAATACTCATGTGTTGTGTTCTAATGGGATGTCCTTTAAATTGCATAATTTTCTTAAAAATGCAATGGACTTTTCTATTAATAAGAAAACAGGAATGTTTTTAACTAATTTTATATATAATTCTTACTTTTTAGAAAATAAAGAAATTCCTAATATTGAAATACCGTTAACAAAAATAGAATCCCCTATATTGTCTAGGAATAATACTGTAATAAAACAATATAGAACAGATTTAAATGATAATAATAGTTCATTTTACTTAAAAGATAGTAGAAGTAACGATTATTCAAATAATGACATATTTTCTTTTATATTCAATTCTGATGATACGCTTTCAATTCAAAACAATGAGGGAGATTTTTTAACATTAAATAGAATTGGAACATCTGCTACTGTTCTTTTTAAAACCGAAGTACATCCTAGATCTGATACACAAATATTTGACTATATATTAGGTGTTAGTTCTATTGCCATATTTGAATATAATAGTTATTATGGCAGAATTTTGTATGTAGATAGTACGAATTATAGTATAGTAGTTATCCCAATAGCATTATCAAATAATGTACCAATATCTTATTTTTTTAATTTTGTTTCATATAAACAATTTGAAATAGAAAAAGAAAAAAGCACTTCAGACAGTTTTTTAGTTTCTTATGATGTAAATCCTACTCAAATTCCAAATCCTTTAGGTATAAATGAGGAATTCTCAATGTCTAATTTATACTCTCAAAATTATTTAGGAATGTTTCCTATAGAAAATATAAAGAAAACCCAAGATGAAGCTTTTTATGATTTACAAATACACGGTCTTAAAAATTATCAAACATCTGAATACACATATTCAACAGCTAATCCGATATTAACAGCATGTCCCTCAATAAAAAGAACATATAATAAAATATATACAGGAACTAATCAAGCTAAGGGATATGATAGAGTTTATTTAGGATATCAGTCAAACACTAAAGAATTTACCTTTAATGAAGATTCTGAAAATATTTTTTATTATCCACCTACTTCTAAGAGAATATCCCTACAATCCTCTGGTCTTATAGAAGATGGTGCGATTGCAGGAGAAATACCATTTACTTCTGATAGATTGTGTATGTATAGAGGGGATTATGAAGAAATAATAAAAGGAATATCTCAGCCGAAGAGTATTAAAAAATTTGATAATACATGGTTATGCTCATGGCTTTCTGGTACAAATACTGGAGATAAAATATGGATGGATAGATACTATAATGCTGCATATTACACATTAGATCAAGCATTGACAGCCAAAGCATTAGTATATAATGAAAGAATATATCCAACTAATGAATATACATTCGACGTTCCTTCAGAAACATATTTTGAACCAGGTGTTTTATATAGTTATGAACGAGGTGGAATTGATAATAGTAAAATTTTCTTAAACTTTTTAGATAAAAATTCTACTATAAACGAAGGAGCCAATGTTTTGAGTATAACTGAATGGTTGTCTTCTCCTCTTTTAGATAATTCTGACTTTAGAAATGATGGATTGGTATATTTTGCAGATCCTGATACTTTTATAGGAAATTATTGGAAATTAAAAGGAAACAATCATGCATTATTTCTTGCAAACGATTCTTTATTACAAAAACAAAGATTGACAGCTTCTATGTGGTTAAACGTTGATGATTGGTCTAATATCAATGGTGAACAAATATTTGGAAACTATTTTGAAAGTGGATTTGGATTAATAAATTCAAATGGAAATGGTATTCCCGTATTAACAATTACAAATTCAATTTCTGCTACTGCATATACTTTAAATTATAAGTTTAAAAAATTAAGTGAAGTTCCTTTATTAATTCCTAATACTTTATATGGATATGATACTGAATATAGTTATATATTTAGATTACCAGATTTCACCTATTGGGTTTTTGATGTTTTAAATAAAACAGCATCAAAATTTAATCAAGTAAATTCGTTGATATTACAAGTAACTAATATTAGTTATTTTATAGAAAACATAAATCAAATAGAAATAGATTCACAAAAAAGATTTTATTTATATGATGATACAAAAAAAATGTATAGTGTATTTGATTCTAATATGCAATATCTTCTTTCTGTTGATGTTCCATTTAGTACAAAAAGAATAGAAATAACATTAATTGATGATGAAGTTATATTTTCAAGCGGATATGTTTCGGTAATAGACAATAACAATGTTTTATGGGAAGTAATAGGAGGTAGTTTATATAAAAATAAAATATTTTATGCAACTGTAGGGTTTACACAACAAATATCAGTGGATTTTAATAATAATTTATGGATATCACATGAACAAGACAGAATTTCTAGAATAAATAGCATAACTGATACTGTAGATTTTTCTTTTAGAATAGGAAGAAGAGTTTCTAATCCATTAGATCCTTGTGATGATAATTTAGTATTTAGATATATAGATTTTGTAAGAACACCTTTAATTGCTTCTGATGTTTGTAATAGAAAAGAGCAATTTGAAGATGTTTTAATATTAGTAGATACAAGAGATAATGAAATATATGCCATAGATAGTCTTGGTAGCATGGAATATAGATCAGATTTAAGAACATTAAATGTTGAAAATCTTGATCAATTAAAATTCAATGCAAAAGGTGATTTTACTGGATATCAGTTTGTTAGAAAATTTATTCCAAGAAAAACAACACTTTCTTGGAAATTTAAAATAGCACAACCAGACGGAAGAGATCCTCAATTACTTTCTTTATCATTTACAACAAGCTCTTTACCTCACGGTTGGCATCATTTTTCTTTTGTTTTTGATTCATTTAGAGGGATTGCTGATTTTTATATTGATACCATTAATGTAGGCAAGGTATCTTTCGAACCTAATTTATATGAATTGTATTATGATTATAGATCTTCATTATTATTAGGAGCAGCAAGTATCAAAAACACCACATTAAACGATCTTATTGGATTGGATGATGTTAATAAATTTATAGGAAATATTGCCGATTTGAGATTATATTCAAAAGCATTAAGTGTAGGTGAAATAGAAGCTATATACTTCTCTTCTGAACTTGCAGATCCTAGAAAATATTTAAAATGGAATATTAACGTAGGAGATAGAAATTTTATAGAAGAAATTGAATATTGGTATAAAAATCAATTACCAGGAAGTAAGAGTAATTATTTTAATATTAATATACATAATTTAAACATAAATGATGATTTAAAATATCTTATAGAAACCACTATAAAAGATTGTATTAATAAAATTAAACCAGCAGAGACTTCTTTATATAAAATAAATTGGATATAATATGATTACTTTTGAAAAAATAACACCTACATGTTCGAATGTCTATTTAATAGATCAAAGATACTGTTTAAAAGATTCATTGGATATTATAAATTATAACTTTTTAACTTTAAGTGAATCTATAAGTTCTTTGTATATTCAACAAAACAATTGGTATGACATATATACATTAGTTAGTCAATATAGTGCTAGATGGTTAACTACTGCTAGTAATGTTAAACAATTTAGTGCTGCTTGGATAGATCTTTCAACAACTGTTAGTAAGTTAAGTTCTTCTTGGAATAAGCATATACAATTATATTATCCACAGATGATAGACTTTACTGTTTGGTATTCTAAAACATCGATTCAACAAATTTCTTTAATAAAAAATTGGTTAGACGTAAATTTCAATCCAATATATTACACTGACGATCAAATGGTAAATGTTTTGATATATTTAAATCAAGAAACATCATTTAGTTTTAAGTTTAATAGATCTCTTTACGAACCATGCATACCAAATGGTGGTGGAGGTATTCTTTCTTGTTCTGGTTGTCCTAAACCGTCCAGAGGATGTAATCACCACGGAGGACTGGCTGGATGGGGACCATGTACCAATGCATATGATAAATGTACCATTATAAATTCTAGTGCTACTTCTGTGCCAGTAGCATGTCAAGGTGGAGGAAGCAAACAATTATCTATAGGATTGAATAGAGATGTCATAGAAAAAACAACATGTAGAACTATAAATATGAAATTTAAAAACATAAACAATGTTTGGATTAATATATGAACGATATTATATATATACAACCAACTTCTTCTATAGGCGATTCCTTGAGTTCTATAAATTTAAATTATGAAACTTTAGATTTGTTAACAAAAGAAGTAACACAAAGAGCAAATGATTACTGGACACCTGTTGTGAATTATTATAAAGATTTTAAAAACACTTTAAAACAAATTACAACAATTTCGCAAACACATTCATCTACTCTATTAAATGTATGTACTATAGTAGAAACAAATTCTGCGGGTTGGTTGAAACCAATAACTATTTTTTTCCCTTCTATATTTAATATAGACATATCTAAAAGTGATATAGTAAATTCTCTACAGACATGGGCTTCTAATTATTTTCCAGAAATAACTATAAAAAATGGAATACCCATTAATAATTATGTAGAAAATCAAAAACTTATAGTATATGCGCATAGATGGGCATATGGAACATACGTTAATGAAAATCAACTATTAACAGATTATACATTATGTACAACTGCAAATAAAACAATTACTATTACTTGTAAAAATTTTTATACAGGATATGTATATTGTAGTAATGGAGATTTTGATTGTAAGGGTTCGTCTGCAACATGCTCACAATCAAAAAATGTAACTTGTTTTTATGATCTTCCTCCTTATGTAAGGACACAACCACAGCCATCATTAACACTTACTGCTCCATCTAATGTATCTACAGCAACAATTCCAACATGGACGGAAACAGCATTCAATGTCATTTCAAACTTTAAAAGAATATTATATAAAACAATATCATGGACTCCAGCAAATACAACTACTACCATTACATCAAATGCACAAACAGCATATGGATATATAAAGGCTAATGTAGAAATGTTTTTTCAAGATAGAAATGAAGTTGACGATTTAATTGCAGTTGTATTTTCAATTAAAAATTGTGCATGGACATTTGAAAGGTTTTTAACAAAATGAGTACTGATATTCCAATTAAAAAAATAACTAAAAACGAATGTGTAGGCGATTCTGCGGCAAAACATAATTTTAATCTTTTAAAATTAGATACTGAAATTTGTAATTTATCCAGCATGCTTACTATTAATTCTGACAATTATCAAGCTATTTTTGATGATTTAAAAGAAAATATTCCGTTTTTTATACAAGCAACAAATCAATTTGAAGATCCATTAAGATTTAATATGGCATATGCTACTGTTAATATATTAAGTTCTTATTGGTCTAAACATACATTCTCCGTTCACTATCCATTAAACATATCTACATATGCTAATATAGCAATAAGTTGTCCTAGTATAAATCAAAGAAACGATAAATTAATATCTGTTGCTAAAAGTTATTTAAATTCTAACTTCAATCCTTTAGATTTCAATGAAAATACAAATGTAAATTTAACATTTTTTTTATATAATATTCCTGTAGATCCTTTAGATAATAGTTATTTATTTGACATACAAACAAGTCCAGAATTTTCTTTTAATATTAGAGAAATGTATGCTAAATTTTTAAAAAAAGATATTCATTTATTAAAAGGTAATATATATAAATTTGAGGTTCAAAGGGGTAACTGGGTGTTTTTAGGAGTTGTTTATGGAGATCAAGATACAACACAACAAGACGATGTAGAAAAAGAAACACCAATAAGAATAGTAGTAAACACTACAAAGAAAAGACCATTTATAGAAATAACAATAACAGATAGTCAATTTAATTTTGATTTGTATTATCATGTTATTGGAACCGGAAAATATCTAGCAGGAAATACTGACATAAAAGTTATAATAAATTCTAGTGTAGTTATTGGTAGCGAAGTTTTAAATAGAGAAGCATTTAGTATAAATGGATTTAAACATGGAGATGATATAAATATTTTAAATTATGGAACAATAGTTGGATATGGAGGAAACGGTGGTTATGGTCAATCATTAGGAATTCCTTTAAATAGTACAAATAACGGAACAGCGGGTGGAAATGCGATAGTTCTTAATTATCCTGTTAAAATGTTTTTAAATGATGGAACAATAGCAGGAGGAGGCGGTGGTGGTGGTGGAGGATTAGCCTCATATAAAGATAATAGTTTTTATTCTATAAAATTTCCATTAAATAGTAATGGAACAAAACCTATACTAAAAGGTGGCGGTGGAGGCGGTGGAGGAGCAGGAAATACGAAGGGGTATTATGGCGTAGGAGGATCGAATGTTTCTACATTGTCTTCCTATTCTTTCACAACGCAAAGCGGAACTAATGGAAACGATGGAAGCCTTACCATACCCGGAAATGGTGGATTTGGTTATACAAACGGAACACCTGGAGGAACACTAGGACAAAAAGGACAAAATTCTGGAGGATTCGATTCTAGAGGTATTTCACTACCACCTTTTGGTGGAGCCCCTGGTTATTGTGTAATTGGATTGTCTTTAATACAAACATTAAGTTCAAATCGTATAGGAGCTACATTTGGAGACTTGCTTGGACCATATAAGAGTTAATTCTTTGCATATTCATAATATCTTATAAATATTATTTATAATGTTTGCCATTTTTAACGATAAAAAACAATTTATAGGATATAGTGATGAAATACCACCCAATTCTCCTATTCTAAGAAGAGAAGTACCATCCGAAAAAACAAATATTTCAAATTGGGAGTGGAAAGGTGATTATGAAACTGGAGAAATGCTTCCAATCGGTTCTTCTATAGAAGAAATACAAGAAGAACGACACACTTTTGAATATATAGATAAAAAATATCCTTTAAATGTTCAATTAATTACTATAATGAAACAATTAAGAAAAATAATACAAAATAATGACAATTTAGCAGATGATGATTTTTATGATATGTCTGATTGTATTTTAACTGCTGTTGATAAGTTTAATAAAAGAATTTCTAGCGTATTATGAAAGATCCAAATTTAAAAATTAAATATTCTCGCGGATTGGGTGATTTGGTAGCTTGTTTTTTGCACAGTAAATTAATAGGATGGATAACTAAAATAATTACTAAAAAAACAGAACCGTGTCAACAATGTGCCGTAAGAGTAAATGCGTTGAATATTATATTTCCAATACCTTTTTGGAGATTATTTTTTAAAAACACAGAAGATTTATTAAAATCATTAAAAAAAGAATTGGAGGATTTTGGTTATACTGTTAATTTTACTAATGATAAGTTGGGATTAAATTCTTTTAAAAGTGAAGAAAATGTTGAATTAAAAAATGAAGAAGAGATTAAAAAAACAGATGACGTTGATATTTCCGATACCAACAATTATAAGCTTCTATCAAGCGGTGATACCATACTTGGAGATTTTTTAATTAAAACAGAAATATATAAAAGAAAATAAATTATGGAAATACAAATAATAACAACACAAGCAAGCACGAATTCTTTAGATACAACTAGAGAATTTGGATCATTTTTATTGAAGACATTATCTTCTATTAAAATGATTCATTGGTATGTATTGAACCATCCTGTTCATATCATATTAGGTGATTTATATGATGATTTAGATGATTTATTTGATTCTCTTCAAGAAGAAATTATAGGAACTGTTAGACAAAATGATATTATTTTTCCTAAAATAATATCACAATGTCAATGTTTAGACATAAACAACATTTCTCAATTTAGAGATGATTCTGATAGAATTATTGATACTTATTTTTCTGTTTATAAAGAAATATCAGCAATTTTAACTTCCTTGGAACTTAATACATTTATAACACAATCTAAGACTGGAATTAATAATAAAATAGAAGAGATATTATCTGCTTTTAATAAAGCAAATTATTTAATATCTACTGTTAAAACTTAAATTAAACCCAATCCTTTATATAAATCATATATAAAAATATATGATAGATATCCATCTTGTCCGTACCAATATTTAGAACTCGATAGATTTCTGTTTATAGTAGTTTTATCGTTATTCCAATCTATAATGCCTTCTATATTAGTTAAATCATAGCTAGGATTAAAGGTATAAAACTCGTAATAAGAATCCCAATCACTATTTCCTAGTCCTATATATTCTGCTAAAACTGAAATTGAATATGCAGAACAACTGTTTATTTCAGATGTTTCTATTTTTTGATATTTATTAATTGATTTATCTTTTAAAACAACAGGAGTTCCTGCTGTTACTGTATAACACAAAGAGGATATAAGATCTCCTCTGTTTAATACGTCTTGATTGTTTATTTTTGAAAACGCATCTTCTTGTAAAGAAATAGAACCAAACAATCTGGATTGATTTATACTACATATGTTCAGTATAGATTTTAAAGACAATGGAAGATTAAAGTTAAGATCATTTGGATCTACATTCAATGTCATTGCCATGCTGTTTAATTGATCTATATTGCAATAATCAACATCTGCATTGTTTATTGTAAAATTTGAAATTTTTTCATAAACATTTACACCCAAATCATCATTTCTAAATGGATATTTCCCCATTATAGAACCTAAAAAGTCATCAAATAATACATTACTTTCTATTAAAGAAGGCATGAACGCTAAAGATTTCATATAATCTGCCATATCAAAATTTTCATTTAATTTGGCTATAGATTTTATATCATTTGTAATGTAATTGATTTTATCAGTCGATCCTGTTATATAATCCGTAAAAGTATCTGTTGTATAATAAGGTAATTCGTGTCCATGTTTTCTAACCCACCTCAATCCAGTCCAATCTCCGTTTGCTTGTAAAGATTTTCCCCAAATATCAGCAAGCATTCTGGTGGAAGATGACTGATCATCCATATAAAACGTGAATCCTTGAGGATTCACATAAAATTTATTTAAAAATTTCTTAGTTCTTGTGTCTAAAACATACACTTGATTCTCTATAGAATTTATAACATATACTCTTCCTTTTAAATCGCATCCAATACCCTCTAAAGCGGTTTCATCGGTATTATCAGAAGGATCGAACCAATCAGAGGCATTTTTAGTGACTCCTGTTCCAGACAAATCAGTAACAAATATACTTCCAGACTTTGTGTTTATATTCCCTATATGACTATAACTAAATGTAAACCAAATATTTTGATCCCAATCAAGAGTTAAATGATTTAAACCCATAATAGGGTAGAATGAACTTAACAATGTACCAGTAGAGGATCTCTTTTCTAATGTACATTCTCTAGAACTCCATATATTATTAGAAAGAGCAATCCAAACATTATCATCAACATCAATTGCTATTGATTGAGGACAAGAACATACTGGGTATGTGTGTGAATATATAAGACCTCCATTAGAATCGTATTTAACTAAATATCCACTAGCATAATGAGAATATGATACCCAGACATTGTTTTTTGTATCTGAATCTATGTATGTAGGTTCTACAAAATTTACATCTTTATTATTTACAGTATTCCAATCATATTGTTCAGATTCATCATAATCATAGTATGAATTTTGAGCATACCAAGGACCTTCAATATTAGGTGCTGGAGGGAATATGTATCCCGTACTGCTTAAAGGTGTAGTTGCAAACAAAAAGTTTCCAAATCTATCAAATTTTAAAGTAGATACCGTATCATAAAGAGTCATCCAAATGTTTTGTTTACCATCCAACACGATAGATGCTGGTGAAGCATATTCATTTGTTAAAAATCCTAAACTATTATCTCTTATAATTTGATTTATGTCAATAGCACATAAAATAGTTCCCTTTGTTGTTAATCTATAAAGGTAATTCAATTCTGAGTCTAATGCCCATGCATGATAAGCCGGTAATGGCAATGCTGCTATGCTGTTAATACCATGAAATCCAGTAATAGCCATTGCATCTGTAGTGAAATCAACTTTCCTTATTATCGGCATGTTAAAATTATTAACAACTGCTATTTTCATGTTAGGAGTGTCAAACGCAGCAGAAAGAGAGTCTCTGAAAATATACTGAGCAGTAGTCATCAATCCCGCTTCTGGATTTGATATCCATAAAATAGGACTATGATGTTGTGTAGAAAGTGGAGGATATGTTATGTCAGCACTTGCTGTAAGAATAGGATTTGCTGTTAAAATGTCTTGTATTATGAAATTTCCTTTATAATATCCAGGTGTTTTTAAATTGTCTTTATCTTTCCATTCAAATGTTGGCAATGGGACAAAATCAACACGCATTCCAGTTGCTCCTGAATTTACAGTAACATTATTTTGATTTTCTAATGGAAAATTATGCGAAAATTCATTTTTTCTAGGATAATATACATCAACTTCGTTACTATCATCTTTCCAGTAAAATGGTTCTGGAAATGGTTTTAAGTAATTTGTATTTATTATTACTGGTTGTTGAGCATTTTCAAATTTTAATCCACTATATGTTTTTCCATTATCGGTTATGTTTACATTATCAACTGGTCTATGTAAAACCATATACGGACAAGAAGCAGTTGCTAAACTATTAGAAAATCCTGGTAAATCATTATTGACATGAAATCCATCATGAATTGATTTTATTTCATTTGTCCTTAATGTAGCAATTACTGTTGAATATGCATCGTCCTTAACGGATAGATCATAGTTATAAATATCGTCAATGAAATAGAACTCCGCAGTTCCTGTTACTCCAGAAAATAATCCAGTTCCTTGTGTATTTATTGCACCTAAATCTGTAGTATATATTTCAGTCTCTTTAGGAACAATTGTACTAATTTCGTTTCCCAACAAATCTAAAAATCTCCAATGGGGTCTTAAAAATGACCATTTATTTTCAACATCTTGTAATTGATATGATCTTGAAAATTGTGCTCCTAAATCTATATAATGCGGTCCTTTTTTAGAGGATGTGAAATTTACTTTAAAGGGATATCTATTATAATGTCCAGAAAATGTTGGAGGAGGAACAAAATCAAAATATACAGATTCGTTTATTAAAAGATTTACAAATATTTCTGTATTATAAGATAGAACTTTTCCTTTAAAGTGTACATGTAATTTTGCAATATATTTTCCTGGAACTTTATATATGTGTATAGGATTTTGTTCATTTGATATACTTCCATCACCAAATTCCCATGTAAGTGAAATTGGTTTTTGGGATCCTGCTATTATAGGAACAAATTGAAAAGGAGTAGAATTAGCATATCCTTTATTTGGAGAAATAGAAAAAGAAACTACAGAACTTGAATATACATCTTCTATTTTAAATTCAACAACAGAAGAATCTGTTCCTTCGGAATTTTGTAAAACAACAAAGGAATAAAAAACACCTGCTTGTATAGGAGTTCCATAAAATCCACCATTTACATAATCAAAAGTCAATCCATCTGGCAATCCTACTATAGTCCAAGTAAGCGGAGTAGTACCTGTTCTGTCTATCTGGTCTACAGCATAATTACCAGCAGATAAAGAAAACGTTTGATTGGGAATTATAATTGGAAGAGACATTTAATTATATTTTTGAAACTGATGTTACGTCTTCTACTATTTCTATTCTAGAAGATATATTTGCTATGTTATAAAATAAAGGATATTGGAAGAAATCTAATTTAACATTTTGTGTATATACCCTAGTATCTAATTCAGGATATAAATCATTCCACATCATTAATGACAATCCATTAATGGAAGTATCAGAATCTGATCTATATGTTTCTATATAATCCACACCATCCATATTCAATATATCAGAATTTAATTGATTTATGTTTATTAAATCTCCTAGTTTTGATGCGGTATGATTAAAGGTATTTTTAAATAAATTTTGTATTTCTAGTAATATACTAGAAGATGCTCTTCTAGTATATTTGCTTTTAACTATTCTTAATTTGCAATTAGATAGATCATCAAAACTAGCATTTCCAAATGGAGGTTTTATATAAAAATCCAAATTCATAAATATAGGATCTATTAAAACGGGATTTGCTGCTATTGTTTTATTGGGTGACAAGCTATTTATAATTATTTCTTTTTGAGGTGGAGATAAAAAGTTTTGTGAATTATTATTTGGTATTGTATATATGTATAAATTATTGAAATTACAAGAATTTGAAAATTTAACTTGATTGAATAAAACTTGATTTTGAATTTGTGGATTATTCAATCCTATGTTATACAAATATCTCATATGGCCTCTCATATAATCTTCGTTACTAACAACTCTATTATCTGTAATGATATTAGGAAAATTAGATCTCATATAAACTTCATAGTCCAATGCAGTAACAAGTCTTTGTTGAGCAGTAAATGCTTGTGGGGCATTGTTTCTTATATTATCTACATTTTCATAATCAGTATATGAATTTGAAGGATAATCATTGGTAATTGAAATGTAATTTAATTGTGTTGTGTCTATTTTTGAATTAAAATTAAAAGAAATAGAAGACAATATTTCATTGTATCTAGTACTATTAAAATTAATAAATTTAGAATTATCCAATGCACCTTGTCCCAAAGAAGGAGTAGTATCATCTATTTGTAAATAATAAACTGCTATTTGATCTCCTTCGTTTATTTTTTTTCCTGTTATACCATTTCCAAATTGGATTTCATATCTTAAATTCTGATTGAATCTTGTAGTATATACATTGTCTGTTGATGTATATAAAAATATGTCAGAAACGTTTGTCCATTCATCCCACTTGTCAGAATTTTTTTCTTTTACATATACAAAAATATTAAAGTGATCTATTTTTACAGAATCTCCTAATGATAAAAATAAAACTTCATTATCAATACCAGATGCTGTATATATTGGATATTCTTTGAAACTTCCTTGATATAAGAGATAGCTATTATTGACATCATTTATTTCGGCAGTTCCATCAAATAACTTTGAGAATACCATGTCTTTGTTTATAGAATATTGTGTTCCTCCGACATTTACATAACTATATCTAGGAACAAAATAATTTCCTCTTGGTATGTTAGAATTTGCAAACAATCTGAATGGAACATTTTGTCCTAATCTACCAATGGGTCTATAATTCAAAAGCTTTACTATTCTATTCATGTTTTCATATATTTGTGCTTCTGAAAACATACTCTCCGAAGAAGTTTTGTTTAAATAATATAATAAAGTATTAAAAGTATAACTTAAAACATCAATAAGAGCAGATAAGTTAGATCCTTGATAATTTTGATCGGTAAATACCTTTCCTTGATTAAGACGATTTACAATGATGTCACGAATACTGACACCATCAAAGGCAATGTAAGAATTTTTGTTAAATGGGGCTATATCGCTCATATAAATGTTATGTTATTTGCATTAAATAATATTTCAAATTTTTTAATATCTTTTATATTTAATATAGTATAATTAAATATTACGTAATATTGATTTTCATCATACATTGGCATTACTTGTACAGAATCTACTCGCACTCTATTTTCAAATCTTGAAACAGAGTCTACGATGCTGTCTCCCAATATTTTAGCTTTAAATTCTGTGATATTTTCAAATAAATGTTGATCTAAAGAACCTCCAAAAAGAGGATTTAATAATTTTTGCCCCTTTCTTGTTGTAAAAATATTATAAAGAGAGTTTCTTATTGCCTCTAAGTCATAAGAAGCCTCAATATCATTGGAAATAGCAGGATTTAATCCGTTTCCTAAATTTTTGGCTTCTTTTAAATCTAATTTTAAATCTGTATATACAAATTTATTTTGTACAGTTTCTTTTGAAGGATAACTACTAGGAGAATTTATTTCTCTAGGTTTTATTAGATTATCTATGTAAATAGCAGCCATGTATGGTAAATATTTATGACAAAAACCTAATATATATGAGTAAAAAATTTAATAAATTTGAAACATTGTGCGAAAAGGCACATACACATCATTCAAATGGTGGATTTCGTACAAATACTCCAGTAAAACTACGTAAGGAGTTTTTTAATTCTGATTTTTATAAAGCAAGATATCAGAAAGATTCTAGCTTTGATCAGTGGCTTAGAAGTAGAATAGAAGAAAATCCAAATCTATTCTTTTTTATTCATGATATTGCTGGTAACAGCACAAATGCATCTGCTAAAGATGCAAATGATTTAGCAGGATCTATTAATATTATTTTAACATTAAAAACAGATCCACGTTCATTACAATCACCTACTGAATTCAATGAATTTCAAGTTCCGGGAGACTTTGAGCTTGTAGAAGTTTTAGATTTTGGAGTAAATTTACCACCAGTACAAGGTGTTCCAAATAAATACGAAAGATACGATAATTACGCTCAATGTAAACCAATACCCGTGGATACTGATGCTTTCAAGGGTCTTAATAATCATCCAATAGATAATAAACTAGCAACAGCACAAACATCTATTCCAGCTTCTCCTGCTATTGCAAAGAAATATTTTACTGGTCCTAAAAGAAAAAAATCTAAGAACAAATAGAGTTTTCTATTGCTAGAATACAGCAAAAGAAATTGATTTCATGATCCAACACGAAATTGTCTCTATACATGTATTCTCCTAAATCAATCAAAAGACTTCTTTTTACTTTATCTGTTAAATCGTCTGATTTATAGGTATATTCAAATATATTTTTCATCAGTTCTTGATAATCACCATTAAAGTCCTTTTCCGATTCTATTATCTTTTTTCGTATTTCTAATGAAGATATACTTTTAGAAACTAGTCCTTCTATTATATAACTAGAAATATTAGAGATTTCATACTGTTCTGGAAATACTAAAGTTCCTGTTACAGAGAATTTTTGCAAATCATTAATTATTCTTCTAAGATCTGGGTATCTATCATTTAAAAAGTTTGTTAGGTTTTTCTTAATAGAAGAAATATCAAATTGAATATTTTCCTTCTTTAGAATTTCAATACAACGATCTGCACACCCTCTTAGTGTTGGTTGAATTTTAAATAAAATACAACGAGATCTAATTGGTTCCATGATCTTGTTTAAATTGTTAGCTGTCAATATGAAACGAGTAGTATCACAGTACTCTTCCATAACATTACGAAGGATTCTTAAAGATTCACCAGTAAGACCGTCTGCTTCTTCCAAAAGAACAATCTTTTTCTTGGAATCAATAGAACGAGTCTGAGCAAATGTTATTACCTTATTTCTTATAGTATCAATACCATTCTCATCAGAAGCGTTTATGTAAAGGTATTGGCACTTTAATATGTCATTTACAAGTATTTTTGCTAAACTACTCTTACCGATACCCGGAGGTCCATAAAACAATATACTAGGAACATCTTCAGTAATTGTCTTGAAGTGTTCTTTAACGTCTCCATCTAAAATAATATCATCAAGATTTTTGGGACGATATTTTTCAACCCATAATGTGTTATAGTGATTATTCATGTTTTTTCAATTCTGGTTCAATAGTTAACAGTGGCATATAAACAATTCTAGCATATACTTCACCTTTTTTTAATGTATAATCATTTTCAGATGCATTGTAAAGACAAATCTTAAGTTCCCCTCTAAATGTATTGTTTATTATCTTTGTAAGGGGAAACACTTCATACTCTTCATTAAGAGCGTCAGTGGGCATTATTAAGCCCCAAACACCCTTTACAATGTCTTCTATGATTAGATTGGTGGAAATCTTTATTTGATTTCTAGATGGTATTGTAATATCTTCTGTTGCTTTGAACAAATATCCAGGATCACTTATGTTTTCTCTATGTGGAAGTTCCGCATTTTCATTTGTTTTTGTGAAGTATATTTTCGGAGTTTCAAACATTTCTATATTATAGTAGAATTATTGGAACAATCAACTAAATAATTAGTAAAAGATATATCATTATGGAACAATCAAATGAAATAGATTCGATAATAGATCAATTGCGAATCGATTCAGTGCCAGCACAGCCAAAATTAAATAAACAAGTCACAAGAGAAGCGTCACCTCCCTTAACCGATGACAATGTAAGTAGTTATGTATATGAAAAAACCGCTCAAGTAATTGAGGTGGGATTAGAAGCTGTAAATAGTTTAAAAGATTTAGTTATAAGCGGACAAGATCCTAAAGAAATTGCATCATTGGCACAATTAATCAGTGCAACAACTAAAGCAATAGATAATCTAAACAAAATCAATTTACAAGCAAAACAGCATAAAAACAATCTAGAAGTTGCAAAGGTAGAATCTACAGCATCAAAATCTCTTGGTGTTGGAACACAAACAAATAATATTTTAATAGCAACAAGAGATGAAATAATGGGGAAACTTCAAGGTAAAGATTCTAGCAAAAGAGAAAAGATAGAATTACTAGACGATATTATTCAATAATATCTTTTATTTCATTTAAAAAAAATACAAAAAAATACCCACCCTCTTTCGAGGATGGGTAAGTTTTTGAGTTCTGTGATTACAGATAGAGTTTAGAACCGTTGGCTTCAAATTCAGTTCCCAAGCCCTTGACGATGATTACATGGTAGTACAAGGAAGCACCAAAGATGTAATCTACTACCCCGTAACGAGTCATTAAACCGACGCGAGGTGAGAAGTCATTTGGACCTACTGTACGCTGAATCATCACAGGAATGTATGGGCAATACACGATACCAGTATCGTAGTATTCTGTGCCTTTGTAACCAAGAAGTGCATACTCAAGTGCTGCTGATCTTTGACCTGCGAGATACTGTGCGTCTGTACGAGTGTCGCGGTAAACAGTGAATCTACCACCCAATGTTCCAACTTTGGCAATGCCTGTTGGTTGAGTGTTGACGTTTCCGTTTACTGACATCCACTGGAATTCAGGAAGCATCTCAAGGATTGCGCAAACGCGAGGTGTTGCAACAATGAAGTTGGCAGAACCACGACGATTACGAATTGCGATGCGATTAGCTTCGACAATTACCTTGCTATAGAAGTCCCTGTTTCTCTCTCCGAGCCAACGTGCGTCAGCTGATTGAGCATACCAGAAGCTGTATCCATTTTTACTACCTGCATTGAGAGCGATCTGAACCATTCTGATGATCATTTCACGGTCGATTTCGGCTTGAATTTCATACGACATAGCGTTTGTCAATTCACCATCGATATCGAGGCCGTTCATGTTCTTAAGATCTTGTTCGAGTTCAACAGACCAACGAGCGGCGAGGCGGCGTGTGCCAGCTTCGACGGCTGTTTTGCTGAATTCAACAGTAACTTGAGGAATGTTTCCAGAAAGTTCGAACTGGCTTAGGATAGCTGCAACACCTTGATCGGACTCAGCGATATCAAAATCACTGTTTCCGGTAAGGGAGGCTGCACTTGTTCCTGTAAAGCGAGTGTCGAGGAACTGATAACCGAGTTCATTTGGTCCAGCAACGCGGGGAGTACCGTTGTTGCTATTGTTTGTGGCACCTGTTTGATAACCATCAAGACCATTTGCACCCAAGCTAGAGTTCTCATAGCGGTAACGCAGAGCAAATGCAAGACCAACTGGGCCACTCATTGGCTGAACACCGACGATTTCGTTAGTGATTAACTCTGGGAATGTACGTCTGATCATAGGTATTAATACCTTTGGTAAACGAGCATCATTTTGAGCATAACCATCATTAGAACCAACAGTGCCGGGAGGATTGTAGATACCACCAACAGAACTGCCGTTGCCGAAGGCACCGCCATTTCCTGAGTAGTTTCCACCTTCTTCTAAACACCAACGCTCTTGGTTTTCCATCAGCATAGCTGTGGTAACGCGAGCATGTTCGTCTTCAATAGGTCTGACTTTATCACTTGAGTAATTAAGTACAGGGGCCCATTTTTCGAGTAGTTGATTTGCACGATTTCTGTCAATGAAGCCAGGTGCGGGTTTTACATTGTTCATATGTTATTTATTATTTCTCCTTATGGATTTATTTAGCGTTCGGGAAGTGCGTTGTGCTCTTCCCCACCTTCGAAATTATCTAATATCTTGTAAAGCTGTTAGGTATCTGTTTACTGGTGTGTTTTCTCTATTAACAACAGTAGACTCAGAAATTACTTTGGAATAAGGTACTTTAGCATTTTTAGATACTGCTGATTGTTTAGCTTCTTCAACTAATTTACCAGACAAGTCCTTTTCTTCTCTTTCAAACATTTCTACAACAAATTTAAAGTTTTCTTCAATATAAGAAGCGGGTTTATCGCTCAATAATTTAGAAATATATTCTTTTTTAGAAGTTGGCATTCCTTTTGTTTTTTGTTCTAAAATTAAAGCACCTTTTAAGTCGTTTAGTTGTTCATGTAAATCGATGTTTTCTTTATAAGAAACATTGAGTTCTTCATGAAGATCTTCAATTTTTTTCTTGCCTTGTGTGATGAGACTTTTAACATCTTCATTTAAAGTAGCAGGATCGAATGAAATGATTTTTTTAATTTGTTCTAATTGTTTGATTGCAGTTTTGTTTGCAACTGCTTCTTCTAATTCTGCATGAGGAATGGATTTTGAAAGATTAGCATCTAAGAAGTTGCTGATTTGATTTACAACCTTTTCACTGAAAGTTTCTGCTTTTTCGTTTAATGCCTTTTTATAGAAATTAACTATTTTTATTAATTTAGAAGCATGATTTTCATTAATAGCATTTACAACTTTTTTTAATTTTTCGGAATGATCGGCATCAATAGCCTCTAATAATTTTCCTAATTTAGAAGCATGTTCTTCGTCTTGTTTGCTGAGAGCACCTTCAACTTGAAGTTCGACTTGAGCATTTACCTTTTCGTTAACTGCTGTTTCAAATGCTTCTGCGATTGCGGAGGCTGCTTCTTCGTTGAGAACGTTTGTATCAAATGCTGGTATTATTGATGAGATATCCATAAAATTTTTATATATTACTATTTACTCTTACCTACTACCTTTTTTGCTAAATTTTTTTTAGTTTTTGTACAATCACATTTTGATTTATCTTTTTTATCGGGTGATTGTTTTTTAATTGTATTTTTAATACGTGTTTTTACCTTTTCGGTTACTACCGTATCTAAAGTTTTTTTAGCATCTGAAAAATTATTTTCACATATTTGAGCTACTAATTTAGAAATTAAATTTCGAGTGTTCATGATATTATTTATACTTACTTATAACAATTACAATGTTTTCAATGAATTAATAAATTTAATTATTTGTTCAGTTAAATATTTATTTCCTTCTTTATTAGGAATGTTTGAAATTGCATTTTCAAATCTTTCATAAGTAGGAGCAAATTTTCCATCTTCATTTAAAATCCATTGTTTAGATTCTAGGATGCCATTAACAAAGGCAGAAGGAACCGAAGGATCAGCAACAACGTCTACTGCCACTAATCTAAAATCAGAAACACGATTAACTCCTCTTCCATCTTCTTGTAATCTACCTAATGCACGACTAGATACACCGAGCTTTACACCATCCATTATAAGAGAACGAACGATTTGTCCCATTGGTGTTGATAGAACTTTGGATTTACCTTCAAAAATATTACCATTTTGTTTTAATTCTGTAACAACATGACAAACTCTTTCTAAATTAATATCAGGACTAGATGGATGATTTAATTCTCCAGTAGCTCTTTTTGTGTCAATCATTTCAGACGTATATCTTCCAACTTCTTTAACCATTTCTTCTAATGGATATACTCTTTTATTTTTATTGGCTTCATTAGCCATTAAAAACGGTCCTTGAATGTGTAAAATAGAAGGAGTGTTTCTATTTTTTTCTTCGATTAGATATTGAACTTCGTATGTTGGTTCCTCTATTAAGAGATTATAGGCATTATTGGACATAATTGTTTAAATATTTATAGATATAATTATCTTTTTGTTATTATTATTTACAATAGAAAGCAAAGATTCAACTATTTATATGTTTTTCTGTTAAAATAATAAATTGATATCCTTTAGATTTGCTCCATGCTTCAGCAGCTTGCCACTTGGCTTGATTAAGTGCAAATTGAGTCTGTTCATATATCATTGTTTTAACTTTTTTATTTTTAGTAGCTTCTGGACGAAGTGTTTGTTTGTGTGGTTTAATTTCTATTAAGAGTTTTTTAATATTTCCATT